GTAGGTTCTGACTACAAGAGTGGAGCAATGCACTACGTTGTTGGTCAGAAGATATTGAACGAATCTAATGAAATACATCTTATAAAGATGGACTACGAAAAGATGTCGATAAAGATCTACATAATAAATGACAAGCAAGAGGTTTGTCTTTGGAAAGAGTTTAATTCGACAGTACCAACTTCAATTGAATATAATATAAGTTTTTAATGAAATCTCCATTCTATTTCATAGCAACGCCTATGGATGGAAAAAGATACGACAACACTAGAAAGATTGGCGGTATAGATTTAATAGTGAACACATCTGAAGAGGACCATAAGTTCTCTAATAGGTATGCTAAGGTCGTAGAAACTCCACTAGGCTATAAGGGTCCGATAGAGCCGGGCGACACACTACTTGTTCACCACAATGCATTTAAGTTCTACAACGACATGAAGGGTAGAAGAAAGAGTGGCAAGAGTTTTTTTAAGGAGGACATGTTCTTTATAGAGTCAGATCAGTTCTTTTTATATAAAAAAAAAGACATGTGGTTTGCTTACGATAAGTATTGTTTTGTGAAACCCATTCCTACTATTGAGTCCTATATAAAGAAGCCATTCAGTGAGGAGCCCCTAATGGGTGAGATGGTTTATCCAAACGAGTACCTGTCAGGTCAGGGCATTTGTAAAGGAGATAAGATTTGTTTTATGCCTGAGAGCGAGTATGAATTCACTGTGGATGGTCAGAAGCTATACAGGATGTTTGACCATCAGATAACAATTAAATTAAATGACTAGCAAAGAAATTAAATTAAGGATCATATCGGCAGGTCAGAGGGCTGTTGAACAACTTATTAAAGTTGCTGAGGAAGAGATTATAAACCATGATCCTGAGAATGAATTGGCTGCTGATAGGTTAAAGAACGCTGCTGCCACAAAGAAGTTGGCTATATTCGATGCTTTTGAGATTTTAAATAGGATAGAGTCTGAGAGGGAAAGCATTGAGGCTATTGATAGGGGAGTAAGTAAGGTAGACACAAAGCAAGGTTTTGCAGAAAGAAGATCAAAATAATTTAATATATAGGTCTGTAGTTGGACTTATACCCGATGGTATTATCTCTAAAAAGAATAACATCAAGGCTTGGGCTTATGGATACAACAGTCAGTACGATGTTGTTGTTATATCCAAGACCGGACAGATAGGAGAAATAGTAAACATATCAGGGCTAAACATTGCTTTGCCCGCTACCCCTGACAAGTGTTGGGGCAGGAGCGTTAATAAAGCAGAACAGTATTGGGAGAGAAGAGAGACTCCTAAAGAACTAGAGAAGATACAGTCTATATTCCAATGGAACGAGAAGCCAACCGAGTTTAAGAACAAGTGGGTTGACTACATTGAAAGTGAGTTTGACCATAGGGACAATGGATTTTGGTTTATGAACAACGGGAAACCAACGTACATAACAGGATCCCATTATATGTACTTACAGTGGGCGAGCATTGATGTTGGTTATCCTGACTATCGTGAGGCTAATAGAATCTATTGGATATTTTGGGAAGCTTGTCGTGCAGACAACAGGTCATTTGGAATGATATATTTAAAGATAAGACGTTCAGGATTTTCTTTTATGTCTTCATCCGAGTGCGTGAACATTGGAACACTAGCAAGGGATTCAAGGATAGGAATACTTTCTAAGACCGGTGCTGATGCCAAGAAGATGTTCACTGACAAGGTTGTTCCTATAAACAGTAGATTGCCATTCTTCTTTAAGCCTGTGATGGATGGTATGGATAAGCCTAAGACCGAGTTGGCGTACAGGGTTCCTGCATCAAAGATTACGAAGAAGAATATGTTTAGTGTTGAGGATGATGCCATTCAAGGATTAGATACTACAATAGATTGGAGGAACACTGAGGAGAATAGTTACGATGGTGAGAAGTTACTGTTCTTGGCTCATGACGAGTCGGCAAAGTGGGTTAAGCCAAATAATATATTAAACAATTGGCGTGTTACTAAAACTTGTTTGAGGTTGGGTAGCAAGATAATTGGAAAGTGTATGATGGGTTCAACGTCAAACGCATTAAGTAAGGGTGGTGACAATTACAAGAAGTTGTACGAGGATTCTGATTTGAGTACTAGGAACGCTAACGGTCAAACTAAAAGTGGACTGTATAGGTTATTCATTCCAATGGAGTGGAACATGGAAGGGTTTATTGATCGATACGGGATGCCTGTGTTAAGAAAGCCTACGTATGAAGTAATAGGTGTCGATGGTAATTATATTACTAACGGTGCTATTGACTATTGGGAGGCTGAGGTTGACTCGTTAAAGAATGATGCGGACGCATTGAATGAATTTTATAGACAGTTTCCTAGGACTGAGTCTCATGCTTTTCGTGATGAAAGTAAGCAGGCTATATTTAATCTTACTAAAATTTATCAACAAATAGATTACAATGATTCGATGATTAAGGAGCATTACCTAACAAGAGGATCCTTCAGTTGGCTTAATGGGGACAAGGACTCTAAGGTGGTGTTTACTCCTGATAATAGAGGAAGGTTCCTAGTTAGTTGGACCCCTCAAAAACATTTACAGAACAATGTTCACGACAGGAACGGAACTAAGCATCCCGGTAATGAGCATATTGGTTCTTTTGGTTGCGACTCTTATGATATCTCCGCGGTGGTAGGTGGCAGGGGATCTAATGGCTCGTTACATGGGATGACCAAATTTCACATGGATGAGGCTCCTGTAAATGAATTTTTCTTAGAGTATATAGCAAGACCTCAGACGGCTGAGATATTCTTTGAGGAGGTGTTAATGGCGTGTGTGTTCTATGGTATGCCTATATTGATTGAGAACAACAAGCCTAGGTTACTTTATCATTTTAAAAACAGGGGATACAGAGGGTTCTGTCTTAACAGGCCCGATAAGCCGTACGCTAAACTGTCAAAAAGCGAGCGTGAGTTGGGTGGTATACCTAATACTTCTGAGGACGTTAGGCAGGCGCACGCTTCAGCTATTGAGAGTTATATAGAAAAATACATAGGCATGGATATGATCGGGACATATAGGTCACCCGACGAGATGGGGACGATGCCGTTCACAAGGACGTTGGAAGATTGGGCTAAGTTTGATATTAATGATCGAACTAAGTTTGATGCCTGTATTAGTTCGGGACTAGCTATTATGGCTAATCAGAAACACGTTTATATGCCTGAGAAAAAAGAATCAAAAATAAGTATTACATTTGCAAGGTATAGGAATGACGGAACAACAAGCGAATTAGCTAGATGAAGAACGTATTAATAGATATAACCTCTACTGTTTTTCCGAGTCAGCTAGCTTCTGATTCAGAGAAAGCGTCAGATGGATATGGACTGCAAGTAGGTCAGGCCATTCAGTACGAATGGTTTAGAAAAGACGGAACCTCTTGCAGGTTCTATAATCGTTGGAGAGACTTCCATCGACTTCGTTTATATGCTAGAGGTGAGCAGTCAATAGCTAAATATAAAAATGAGTTGGCTGTAGATGGAGACCTTTCCTATTTGAATTTAGATTGGACACCTGTACCTATACTTCCAAAGTTTGTTGACATTGTTGTTAACGGTATGTCTGATAGATTGTTTAAGATAAAGGCTTATGCTCAGGACGCTATGTCTCAAGCTAAGAGAAACAAGTATCAGGACATGATTGAGACTCAGATGGCAGGTAAAGAGTTGTTGTCTCAGATTCAAAACTTAACAGGAGTTAATCCATTTGTGATGGATCCGGATAAGTTACCTGAGAACGATGATGAGCTTTCTTTGTTTATGCAGTTGAATTATAAGCCTGCTATCGAGATTGCTGAGGAGCAGGCCATCAATACAATATTTGACGAGAATCATTACCAAGACATTAGAAAGAGACTTGACTACGACATGACTGTTATTGGTATTGCAATAGCAAAGCATGAGTTTCTATTAGGAGAGGGAGTGAGAATATCTTACGTTGACCCCGCTAATGTTGTTTATAGTTACACAGAAGACCCATACTTTAAAGATTGTTTTTATTGGGGTGAGATTAAAACATTACCTCTTACAGAACTTATTAAGATTGATCCCACACTAACTAATCAGGACCTACAGGAAATTTCTCAGTATAGTCAGGGTTGGTATGATTATTATAATGTTGCAAGGTTCTATGAGAACACAGTTTTCTTTAGAGATACTTGCACGCTTATGTACTTTAATTATAAGACAACTAAGAAGGTTGTTTATAAGAAAAAAATATTAGAGAGTGGTGGGACTCGGGTTATAGAAAAGGATGATACATTTAATCCTCCTGTTGAAATGATGGAGGAAGGTAAGTTTGAAAAGATGGAGAAGACCATTGATGTGTGGTACGAAGGTATCATGGTCATGGGAACAAACATCCTTTTGAAGTGGCAGTTAATGGAGAACATGGTAAGACCTAAGTCGGCATCGCAACATGCGATACCACAGTATGTGGCTTCCGCTCCAAGAATGTATAAAGGAGTTATTGAATCATTGGTTAGAAGGATGATACCATTCGCTGACTTGATTCAGATAACACACTTAAAACTACAACAAGTAATTGCAAGGACTGTACCTGATGGTGTGTTCA